ATTGTTTCTTTTACGTGGAAGGGAAGTTCCTCTTGTGGTGTAAAGTTAAAAACTGAATTTGGAATAGTAATATGGTAGCCAGAGCCTGAGAAGTATACACGGAAATTATGTTCTTGAAGGTCAAGATCATTTGTAAGTGAGTAAACAATTTGCTGACACTTCCTTAATGTATATTCGTCTGTATTTTGCTCTCTGTCAATATCTATTAAAATATTGTCAATAGCTCTGATACCATAATAATTCCTCATACTGTTGTTATTCGCATCTGCAAAATCAACAGCTTTCTCATCATATCGATACATTGAACGATATAATGGCACATCTCCTATATGAGAAGACAATTCACTATACGGGATGAGTACGCCCCGTTTCCGAGGCGTCTCTTTCGCAATCTCTATATAATTATAGGCTTGCAATATCCAGGTTCCCGTTAGCTAAACTACCAGTACCATTCATCTGTACTTTCTGAGCGGGGTTACTCATGTCTGCTGGTGCCTCTTTTAAGAAACCTTTAGACTTTAGAAAGTTGATGTAGCCTGTTAACTCTTCTTCAGATTTAGCTGATACAGGTAACACTTTATTGTGAACTCTTGTATAAGCTTGACCATTTTTAGCTAACTCTTTAAATACATAAATAGTTAGTGTTTGGCCTATATACTTTTGAAGATGAGCAACAATATCAGATATTGGTTCTTCTGCTTCTGTAACCCATGATCCGTCTTGATTAGGACCACCCATTTCACCTATTGCATCAAAGAAATAAGTTACTTTTTTAAGTAGTGAACAGTCTTTAATCATTCCGTTAGGCTCTTTATCGTAAGAACCTGCTATTTTCATAACTCTAGGATATTCAGAACCTTCTACCATAAACTCAACTACTAGATAAACATCAGCCCAATCATATTTTGCCGATTCATCAGTTATTTTATTTATAGTACCAGTTTTTATACCAAGCCAGTCGCCTCCGCCACCACTCTTGATAGTAGATCTCATAATTGCCATCTATTTTTCCTCCTTATAGGATTTTATTTCGTTAATAACCGCTTCATAATCGAACGGTAGTTTCTTTTGTGCTAATGGTGCTAATCTGCTACCAACCATACGTTCGTCATAGCCCTCAAATGATATTTCATAATCTTGAGTAGACTTGTTGACGGTTGCGTAACCAATAACGTCTGCCTTAGCACATAATGCTCTACCTAAACCGCTTGGTAGAGATGGGGATAATTGAGCTTTATCATCAGTCATAGCTGTTTGCTTAGCATGTGATATAAGAATAAGATTACCGCCTACTTTTTTCATGAAGTCTTGCAACTTCTTAACAATATCTGCGTTCTTTTTCTTTGCTGCAGCCCAATCTGCACCCCAGGAACCATCACCCATATTTTCAATACCTTGGTCAGCTTTGACAACATCTTCAATCCAAGTATTAACTTGATCGATTGTGTCAATAACCACTGTATCGTAAGGGTATTCGTCCCAATTTTTCATTAAATCAGCTAGTATTTCTGCTAATGAATAAACGTGGCACTGTTTACCTTTATCTGGTCCGCCTCTATGATAAAATCCCCTCTCATTTGTAGGGACTATTTCTATTACTTCTTGACCATTCTTGGTAACTGCTATACCATCTTTCATTTGCGTACGTACTGGAGGGTTTAATGCACAGCATGTAACTACATTAGCTTTATCTACAAAATCAGCACCTAAATCAGTGTCTATTACTAGAACACCTTCATTACCTTTAGGTGACCATGATGCAGCTTGTGTAGTTTTACCGCTTTTTGGTTGTCCAATAAAATACCATGTTAATCCACCTGGTAAATCATCAGACCATTTTGTACTTACTGTATTTATATTTAACATATTACTCCAATTTTAGAGACACCTATCCCACTGTAAGAGATGTGGAAAGGTAAGAGAGATAGATGTCTCTGAGTTAATTGCAGGCGTAATACTACGCTGCAGTATTTTCTATTTTTTCTGAGGGTTTTACGAGATGTTCTCTACGCAAACTCACAGGACCTAACGACCCCCAAATGTACGCATAGTACAATCTATTTTGCAAGACATTAAATGCCTGTGCGAGGCCAAATGATGCTGCTAATGAGCCACAAAAGATTGTATGTTTTGCTGTACAAGGATCGTCTGGAATAGAGGAGGAGGGGACATAGGAATCCATGAAATAATCGTGCTCTCTGGTAACGGTTATTATCTCATATCCTAACGCCCCCATTCTCATATCTATTAAGAACTCTCTATCTGGATTTTGAACCCATTGTTGGTATACATATTTCCTACATTCCATATTATCTGGTGTAAGAAATACTTTGTTTTCTAATGGTGATCCAGTTTGCCATAGAGTTGGACTTGCTATAACATTACATTTACTATTTAATGTTTTTAGCGTTTCCTTTGCTGCTGTTACTTTAAAGAGGTTTAAATATTCTTCTGGCCATGATGTTGTGGATAAATTGTGTTCCTCTAACATATCATTGTCCCAAACGTGTATCTCTTTAAATCCCATTATTGCAGCGTTTTTAAGTAATGCAGAGCCTATTCCTCCAGCTCCTATTACTGTAATCTTATCTAATCTTGATTGATCGATAAGGTCTTTATTTCGTAAGTAGCGGTCTGCCATATTCATCTACTCCTAGTTTCTTTAGCTGTTTGTCTCTGGTATTTTTTGTTATTTTGCCTTTTTCATATTCTAGCTGAATGTCATCAAACTCTTCAAATAATGCCCAGTCGTACATTGATTCTTGTTGTTGACTATTTAAACCATATGAACCATTATAACTAAGCCAATCAATATGCTCTTCATAGCGTTCTTGTTTGCTTTGTTTTTGTTGGTTTTTAGGTTGACTTGTTCCAAACAACGTTGCTTGACCTGTATTATTATATTTGCTTCTTTTCCAAAGATTAATACTTGTTGTTTCAGGCTTTTTATTCTTCTTAATAAAATCAGCTTGAGTCTTCCATTCTTTATCATATGTAGTATTTTCTTCAACTTCTATGTCTTCAAATTCTACAATATGTATTTGTCCAAACTGATCGGGGTAAGATACGCCGCAATGCAGCTCTTTACCTGCTTTTGTAGATACTACTAATGAATAATAAAAGTTTTCGTTAGCACCATCTTCGCATTGTTGTATATCTGTTCCAGAAAAGAATGCACCCATACCATGATGCGAATGTATGTTTCCTTGTACCCAAGATTTGCCTATCTCAGGGTATTTTTTCCTTAATTTAGAATAGATTTTGATTAAATCTTCACCATCCCAGTCAGTGTTACTTGCTGTACCTAAATCGAGAGGGTGGAAGTATTCTAATGTTACTACACTTGGAAAACCATTTTCATCTTTTACATGTGAATACCAAGCAGGTCCAGACCATTCAACAGATTTAAAGCATTTCAGTAAATAACGTACCTTGTCCATCTGCGTTGATGATATGACTAATTTCGGGCTTGTTAAGCTCATTGATAAACCTCCTTCGTTCTTTATCTAATGTTGTTAAAGCTGTTGTGTAAGCTTCTTTTTTGATTACATTATACTTACTATTGATTGTATCCACGTCTATTTTACCTTTTACTGATTTAAGGTATGTTTTAGCCTTTGCTAACTGTGGTGACCTCTTTCTAAGTAGTATAATAAAGTTTGATAAACTGTGTCCTAGATACTTTAGATTTTCAGGGAATCTATCTCTTTCGTTTCTGCCACCATAAGGACTAATATAATAATCCTCTACAAGTGGCCACAGCTCTCTTGCTGTTTCAATAGAATCTCCTGATGCTCTAACTTGGTATCTATCACTTACTTTAAAGCTGCCGCTTTGTTTAACATCATATATTTGTGATGCTAATTTTTTAAGTTTATCCATTGTTGCATGATCCATATCACCTTCATATTGAGCTTGTAAAGACATTAACATTATTCTTACAAATTCAAATGCATGATATAGTGGTAATTCGCCTATGTGCATAGCTGTTAAAACATATCCAAGAACTTTTCTTTGCTTTGGGCTAGAATCCCATATTCTATGATACTGGTCTACTAATATTGGGAACTTTGAGCGTTCTATATATGATTTTATTAACATTCTATTTTGACCTTGTAATTCTAGGCTTGTAAAAGCTGTCAAATCTTTAGGCCAATTCCATCTCATTGGGTCTTTAGCTATTCCATTTACATCCAGGTACTGATCTTCTTGTTGTTCTGTATGAAACATTTCTTGTACTTCATTAAATGAATGCAATTCTCCCCAGAGTTTGGCTTTTTTATAATAAGTACCTCTTGTGTATGTGCTTCTACCGTTATATGCTTGTAGATATGCTTTCATAACACTAAAGAATTGTACAAAATTACCATCGCTGAATTGTGTTGCTAAATCACCTTGAAATGTACCTAAACATGGTACACCATTACTTAAATGCGGATGCTGTGCTGGTAACATTTCTGTCACATCATTTGATTTCTCTATAGGTGCATAAAACTTATAAGTTACCTGTTCATCTGTTACTCGTAAATCAAGCCAATAGTCTCCCATATGGAGATGTGGTCTATATTTACATATAATATCTTTAAAACATACAAGCGTA